CAACAATCTGGACAGGATGGAATATTGATTTCTTTGACGTTCCATATCTTTACAATCGTATTAAAAATATTATGGGTGAAACCCAAGCAAATCGTCTTTCATCTATTGGTAAAACATACTGGTCACCATATCGTAATCGTTATAGTATTGCGGGTGTGAGTATTATGGACTATATTGGATTGTATAAAAGATACAACTTCGGTTTAGAAAGTTCATATACTCTTAACCACATTGCTACAAAAGAATTAGGTAGAGGTAAGGTTGAATATGAAGGAAGTTTGGATGACCTCTTTGAAAACGATTTAGAGAAATTCATTGAGTATAATATTACTGACGTTGAGCTGGTAGTGGCAATGGATACGAAACTTCAGTTCATTGAATTGAGTAGAGCTATTTGTCACTCTGGCTTTACGCCTTATGAAGATTATATTTTTTCATCAAAGTATTTGGAAGGAGCGTGTTTGGCTTATCTCAAAAAGAAAGGATTGGTAGCACCGAACAAACCAAAGAACCACAAAGATAAACTTGCAGAACAAACCGAAGCGGGTGAGGAAAAGTTCATTGGTGCGTATGTAAAAGAACCTATTGTTGGAAAGTATGATTGGATTTATGACTTGGACTTAACATCTCTATATCCATCAATCATTATGACACTTAATATCTCACCTGAAACAAAAGTTGGTAAGGTTGAGAATTGGGATCCTGATGCGTGGGTTAGGGGTGAAGATAGGCAATTTGTTATTAATGGTAAAACAAAACAATTTACATACAATAGACAAGAACTTTCCGAATTGATTAGGGATAATGAATTGGGTATTGCGGCTAATGGCGTTCTTTATACACAAAAGAAACCAGGTCTTATTGCAGATATTTTGGATACGTGGTTCAAACAAAGGGTTGAGTTCCGAAAGTTGGAAAAGAAGTATGGTGAAGAAGGTAATACTGAATTGTATGAGTTCTATGGTAAGAGACAGTTGGTTCAGAAAATTCTTTTGAACTCAATGTATGGTGTGTTAGGACTTGTTGCATTTAGATTTTATGATATTGATAATGCAGAGGCAGTTACAATTACCGGTCAAACCGTAATTAAGAAAACTGCTGAAATGGCAAATCTAAAGTATTGGAAAGAGTTAGGAACAAAAGAGGATTATAATGTTTATATTGATACCGATTCAATCTATATGATGGCAGAACCTTTGGTTAAGCATCGTTTTCCTGAATACAAAACTTTTGACCAGACAAGGATGGCACAAGAAGTGAATACGGTTGCAGAAGAAACTCAATCATTCCTTAACCGATTCTATGATATGTTGGCGGAGAGATTCTTTTGTATCCCTAAAGAGAAACACCGTTTTGAGATTAAGAAAGAGTATATTAGTAAGGCAGGATTTTGGGTAGCTAAGAAAAGATATGCACAATGGATGATTTTGAAGAATGGTATCCCTTGCGATAAGTTGGACGTAAAAGGTTTAGATGTAGTAAGAAGTTCATTCCCAAAAGCATTTCAGGACTTTATGGCTAAGATGTTGAAGAATATTCTAATGGGTAAGAGTAACGAAGAAATTAATACTGACCTATTAGAATTCAAAAAGAACTTACCTAATCTTCCTATTAATAAAATCGCAAAAGGTGGAGCTATCAAAGAATTGAGTAAGTATGATAATGGAAAGTGGAGAAAGGATAGTGGATTGGCAATTGCTAACTTTGAGAAAGGAACACCTGCTCACGTGAAAGCCGGAATAGCATACAACCGATTACTAAAATTCTTTGAGTGTCCGTTTAAGCACGAACCGATTAGAGATGGTGAAAAAGTAAAGTGGGTATATCTAAAACAAAACCCATTGGGAATTGATACTCTAGCGTTCAAAGATTACAATGACCCGAAAGAGATATTGGACTTTATTACTACATACATTGATAGAGAAGAAATCTATAAAGCAGAACTAGAAAATAAATTGGGTGACTTCTATGGAGCACTTAAATGGGAGATGGCTTCGGTTGATTCCCAAAACGCAAAAAAGTTTTTTGAATTCTAAACTTTTTTTCGTATATTTGTAAAACAAAACGTATATTATGGCAAAGGCTAAAAAAACAAAAAAAGTAGAAGAAGTAAAGATTGAAGACCAATCTGAACAACTACAACAATTAGGTGATGTAACAATTACACAAAAAAAATATGATGAATGTGAATGGTGTTTTCAATTTGATGAAGATGACCCACAAATATTTGCTTGGACGGATTCTGAAATGAATAAAGATGAGGACCCTAAAATTGTTTTTACAATCACTAACGTTGAAAACTCATATATTAGTTTTACCAACAAAGATGGAAAGAAATTCAGAATCTTTGCTAGAGAATTATCTGAAGGTGGTAAAACAATTACAAAATGGAAGTGAAAATCAAGAAGCTTAATCCAAACGCAGTAATTCCTTCATATGCTAAATCAGGCGATGCTGGAATGGATTTGGTAGCAACAACAATTATATCAGATACACCGGAACAAATTACTTATGGTATGGGTATTGCTTTAGAAATACCTGAAGGATTTGTAGGATTAATATTTCCTCGCTCATCAGTTAGAAAGACTGGTTTGGATTTAAGTAATTCAGTTGGTGTTATTGATAGTGGATATAGAGGTGAACTTCAAGCTACATTTAATAAAGTATTTGGTGGTGACCGTTTTTATGATGAAACAAAAAATACCGAAGATACATCAAATAATTTTTACAAAGTAGGTGATAGAATCGCACAAATTATGATTATACCATATCCACCAATTGAGTTTATAGAATCAGAAGAATTATCAAATACCGAAAGAGGTGAAGGTGGATTTGGTTCAACAGGAAAATAAAAAATAAAAATATGTTTCAATTTACACAAGAAGAAAAAACAAAAAGTTGCTGGATATATTGAAAGTGAAGATGTACCACATCTACTTTTCTTTGGAAAAGCCGGTACTGGTAAAACTACACTTGCTAAATTAATAGTAAACTCTATTGAGTGTGATTATATGGTTCTTAATGCATCGGATGAGAATAACGTGGAAACGGTAAGAACAAAAGTTAAAAACTTTGCATCATCTATTGGGTTTAAAAAGTATAAAATTATTATACTAGATGAGTTTGATTATATGACTCCAAACGCACAGGCAATTCTTCGTAATTTAATGGAAACGTTTAGTAGGCATTGCCGTTTTATTCTAACGTGTAATTATATTGAAAAAATTATTGAACCAATTCAAAGCCGTTGTCAAACTTTCCAAATTACACCACCAACTAAAAAAGATGTTGCTATTCAAATGAGTAAGATTTTGAAGGCAGAAGGTATAGAGTTTGACCCGAAAGATTTAGTTCCAATTATTGATTCATCTTATCCGGATATTCGTAAAATTATTAATACTTGTCAATTAAACTCTCTAAAAGGTAAATTACAATTAGATGTTCAGAATCTTTTAGATAACGATTACAAACTTAAAGTATTAGAAATTCTTAAATCAAATGATGATAAGAGAAACAAATATATGAAAATCAGGCAAACTATTATAGATGCAAAGACAACTGATTTTACTGACCTATTTACTCTCCTTTATGATAAAGTAGATGATTATGCGGCAGAAAACACATCTAATGTAATTTTAGTATTAGGTGATGCAGTAGCTAAATCCGCTGTAGCTATTGATAAAGAAATTGTAGCAGCGGCAACAATGATTCAAATTATAAACATTATTTAATATGGCAAACATTATAGGAGCAGGAGAAACACCGCAGATGCCGGGAGGAGCTCAACCAAAAGTAGATATATCGCAATCAGTACCTGTGTTTTGTGATTGTGGTGGTAAAACATTCTTACCAGCTATGAAGATGAGAAAACTTTCAAAATTGGCGTATGGTGGTGACCAGGATATGATGATACCTTTTGAAGTATATCTTTGTGGTGATTGTGGGGCAGAGCAAGAACTTATGAAGCCTGTACAATTAAGAGCATTGGAACAAAAAGATAAGTTAGAAGCTGCTAAAACAAAATCATTAGATTTAGAATAATATGGCTAAAGGATTATTTGACCATATCAATGCAATTACAAAAGACCAGGATCCAAAGTATTGGGACAAATTAGATGATGCTGATAAAAAGACTTGGAGTAATTGGTTAATCATTCGCTACATGTCTATGAATCCTGATTGGATTGAGATGGTAGCAGAAATACAACCGTATATTCAAGAGGCACCACCAAAAGCTGTCTACAAAGCACTTATTGGTATTATACCAAAAGG